GATCCACGACAACGTTCTATCAATATGAAGTTGTATGAGAACGCTCCAACTGATCTTCAAGACTTGCGAGCTAAGACAGAACAAGTTTTGAATTATCAACAGCGTGCTACTACATTTCAAACTATTCTCACAACGGGTGGTGGTAATACGATTCAAAATGAAGTTATGCAAGAGTTGGAAATGGCCTTGCTTGCATACGGTGGAATGCGAGAAGCTGCTCGCGTGATTCGTACTAATACAGGTGCTAATCTTCCTTGGCCAACAATGGATGATAGTGCGAATAAGTCTGCTATTTTGCTGATCAATACAGCAGCGGATATTGAATCTTTGGTATTTGGTCAGGTTGTGTATAGTGCTTTCAAATATACAACTAAGCGGGTTATGGTGCCGATTGAATTGCTACAAGATAATGCAATCAATCTTCCACAAGTAATTGGTACTGCATTGGGATTGCGTGCTGCTAAAGGTACCAATGCACACTTTACAACTGGAGTCGGGACAAGTGAACCGATGGGAGTTGTGACGGAATCTATTCAGGGTTCCACGGGTGCTGATGTAAATACGATTGCATATAACGACATCGTTAACTTGCAGCATTCGATTGACCCTGTTTTCCGATTTGATCCCTCTTGCCGATGGATGTTTAACAACAATACCTTGGGTCGTCTCAAGCGTCTGGTGGACTCCTACGGTCAACCTATGTGGCAGCCCGGCTTGCAAGTGCGGGAACCGGATATGCTCTTGGGCAGTCCGTATACGATCAATCAGGACATGGCAACGATTGCCACGTCCACGGCAGGAACGGGTGCCGCGAAAGCGATTATCTACGGTGCGTTCAATCGTTATATCATTCGTGATGTGCGTGATATTATCTTTATGCGATTGGATGAACGTTATGCCGAATATGGCCAAGTTGCATTTTTGGCATTCCATCGGCATGATGGTAAAACGTTGATTGCTTCTACAGTTTATCAACCGATTAAGTATTTCATTACGAAAAGTACTTAAGCGTTATTTCTATTGTGCTCCCATGTGGTGGGGGATATGGTTCGCCCAGTCCCCTACCATGTGGTTTGCATAATAGTTTTTTTGTAACTTGTTTGGAAAGAGAGCACACAATGGAAAAGAAGATTGCGATTGTTGGAAAGGCTGCTAATAGCCAAATGCTGGCTCCCTTTGAGGATTCATCTTGGGAAATTTGGGGTTTATCAAATGCTTATGTTGATATTCCAAAGTGGGATGTGTGGTTTGAATTACACGATTGGGAATACCACCGTAGAGTTAATTTAGATCACTATCATTGGTTAATGACCGATCATCAGAAACCAATTTACGCATTTGAAGATAATTATAATGGTGCTCCTTGTGCTATTAAATTTCCTATTGATGATCTAAAAGGAATGTTTGGTAATTTCTTTAATGGTAGTCCAACTTTTAAGTATTGGACTAATTCTCCATCTTATATGATGGGTCTGGCAATATTGCAAGGTGCTACCCACATTGGTATTTGGGGTGTTGATATGGCAATGAATGATGAGTATGCCTATCAACGTCCATCTTGTGAGTTGATGATTGGGGCATGTTTAGCAAAGGGAATTCATGTAACCATTCCGCAAGAGTCATCTCTTTGCAAATCGCACCGTCTTTACGGCTATGAAACTCATTCTGACGATGGTTATGTCGAAGTCAGAACCAGAGAAAACACACTTAAACAAAAGCAAGCTGCCGCTGTTCAAGAGGCTTTAAAAGCTGCATATTTGAAGAATATATTTGAGGGTGCTTTGAATGAGATTAACGTTTATAAAAATTCCGATGGAAAATATAATACAGACGAAAGAGAAACTTGTTTACAAACTAACTTGCAACAGCAAGCTATGATATTGGCAGAAATGGAAAAGCAAAAGTTTATGTTTCAGGGTGCTTTAGAAGATTTGTCTTGGGTGAAAACTGTTTTTCTTACTTAATGTTGGGAGCACAATATGTGGGTTAAATTTAAGATTTGGTGGCAAGACGGTTTGTATCAATACTGTCCTGGTAAGGTAGTGTTGTTACCAATGGAAATCGCTAAGAGGTATTGTCAAACAGGAAAGGCAATACCTTGCGAAGCTCCTAAATGGGCCATTAGTGAAGTAGCAGTAAAGAAAAAGCATATTCCTGGACCAAAACCAAAACTCAAAATGCTTTCATTTCCATCTAAGCAACAAGCATCTTATAATGAACTTGCCAATGAAGTAATTGATGAGGATTAGTACAATGCGGGTTATAATGTTGGATTCCTTATCAATGGCAAATGGTGTTCTTAAAAGTGGTGCTATTTATGATTTGTCGGAAGAAAGAGCACAGAAGTTAATTGATAAGGGATTAGCAAAGTCTCTTGATAATGCAGTAACAGAAAGACCTACTATTAAACGTAGGGTAACATCTTTACCACATGGTGATAAAGGTTAATTGAAATGACAGCACTAGCATCTTTTACGAAACATATATCTTATTCAACTGCTATAACAGATGCGGTTTTGTTTCCAACAAGTGATTTGAAGAAACAGTTAAATCTGCCATCTACTAGCACTGATGATGATGTGTGGTTAGCATCTGCTGCTAGTGCTGCTCGTTCACTTGTAGAACGTTCTATTTCTGGGGGATTTGCTGTACGATTGCAAACTAAGCAATTGCATTTAAATAAATTTCCAAGTTCTGAAGATGGTGAAATTGAATTACCATTCCCACCTTATAATGCTCTTACTAGCATTACTTATTTTGATGGGGCCAATAGTTCTACTCTATTAGCATCTTCAGATTATCGAGTCATTGACCCTGGTAATGGGGCGATAGCGAAAGTCTTTCCACAAATTGATCGGTTTTGGCCTATTACAAAATTGAGACAAGATGCAGTTGTGATAGCTTTTACTTGTGGATCTACTAGTTCTACAGATTTATCTCCTACGATTAAACATGCTGTGAATTTATTAGTTACACATTGGTATGAGAATAGAAGTGCTATATTAGTGGGAGTAGTTAGTAAGGAAATGGAACTTGGTCTTCAATCATTGTTAGCAGCAAATGGATATGGATTTTATGGCTGAAGAAAAAGAAAATGTTGTAAAGCTTTGGGGTATTCCTATTACAACATTAACATCTCTTGTACAGTCCTTTGGAATTCCTACTTTATTTATGATTTTCATTCTGTATCTTGTGTGGTCTTATTTACCACCTGTTGCGAATGCTCATATTGAGCTATTGCAAAAAACAGGAAATACATTGCAGGAAATGGATAAGACATTAAAGGATTATAATGTAACGATTCAAGAGTTTTCTAAATTAGGAAAAGAAACATCTGAATTTATGAAAAATGCAACTAAAGCACATGATGATGCACAACAATCTTTAGATAAGATAGAATCTGTTATTATCAAAGATAAACCTAATGTCAATAAATAAATTAGTTCCTGGTAAATGTAGGCATTTGTTAACTATTAAAAAGAATAGTTTAACATCGACTGATTTAGATTCATTAGGTAGAGACCAAATTACAGAAGCCACCCATGCTACTATTAAAGCAGAGTTTAAAAAGTTAGCAGGTGATGAAAGAATTTTAGCAAATCAGGAATTCGGATTTGCTAGTCATGAGTTAATGACTTGGTTTGTAGGTGGTGTCACCAATGATATGTGGATAATTGATATCAATGGTAAACGATATAATATTGTGGACATTACTGATATAGAAGAAAGAAATCAACAACTTTATATGATTCTTGCTAGTGAATCCTCATAATGAATATTGTTGTTAAGATTCTTAATATAGAAAGATTGAAAAGAAAACTTAGAAATATGGCTACGGTAAAAGACCGTAGGGAAGTAATAAGGAAAGCTTCAAGGGAAGCTGCCAGACCGTTAATGGTTGCTATTAAGCAGGTTACTCCAGTAAGAACAGGATTGTTGAAAAGTAGCATCAAGATTCGAGCATCTAAGAAAAGTAGAGTAAGAGTTGGAGTAAATGTAATTGTAAGAGCTATAGATTGGAAAAAGGCTCTTGCAAAAGGGATAGTGAGAGATACAAAAAGAAAAAGAAAAAAGATACCTAAGAATTATAAATTATTTTATGGCTCATTTGTGGAAATGGGAACTTCTCGAATTCGAGCCAGAAAATTTATGAAGACTACATCTAAGAGAATGAAGAAATCTGTACAAGAGGATATGTTTAAAAGAGCATTTCAATTGATTAAAGATTTAGCAAAATGATAGAAGAATCCTTAGTTTCCTTTTTTGGTTCAACGAGTTATGCAGCAAAAGATATTGCTGCATTACTTAATAAAAGAGTGCATGTGGGAAAGGTTCCTAAGAATCAATCTAATAAATTTCCTCGTATGTTTCTACAACGTATTGGAAAGGAATTGGAATGTGATATAGATGGAACTAAGAACAATTACATTGAAGATATATTTGATTTAGAACTAATTAGCAATGCTTCATCTGATATTCTTAGATTATCGGATGAATTGTGGAAAGATGTTCATCTTTATTTTGGATCTATTGCTTCTACTCAAACCGTAAAAGGTATTTTCTTAGATTCACAAGCTGATGATTATGAGCCTAAAGGAACAGGTGGGGATTTGGGATTAGATGTTGCTGCATTTTCTATGAAAGTGATTTACTCTTCTACTTAAGGAAAATGATAAATGAGTAATAAGTATGTAGGTCTTGGGTTTTCACTTAAAGTGAATTCTACTGTAGTGGCGGGTGTTAGAAGCATTTCTCATACTGAAGCTTCTGGTACGGCTGTTGATATTACTGTATGGGATGATCTTTCAACATCTGATCATTTTATGAGGAAAGCAGGAGGACTTGTTGATCCTGGTTCTTTATCTCTTAATTTAGCTTATGATCCGGCAGATGCACAACATAAGGTTTTGCAAGGACTATTGGCAAGTGGTTCTAGTGCAACGTTTGTAATTGTTTATCCTACAACTACTATTTTGGAAACGTTTAGTGGAATTGTAGGGGCAATTGGTAGAGAAATGCCATTTGGCGAATTGGTAACTGCAACTGTACGAATTGACAAATCTGGAGTTCCTGGATTTGCTCCGTAATTTTTTGGGAGGGATCTACGATGTGGCGAGTGGGCTTGTTTGTGATGATCTTGGGGATGTCTTCCCTGGTCAACGGAGCAGACGCACCTAGCGTTTGGCTACCGAGAGTGACCACTACCAAGGTAGTGACTAAAAGTGTGTTAAAAACGACCGTAGGAGGTTGTGCGGGGGGTGTTTGTTCCCTGCAAAAATCTAAGGAAGTAGTACAGACTAGGAATCGTGTTTCGCGTTTTAGGGTTTGGCGTTAACTAAAAGAAGAGCACAATGGCTAATTTAGAAGAATTTGAAGGTAAAGACCTAACTATAAATGATATTTTGGGAAAAGAAGATAAGGTAACAGAACGTTTAGAAATATCTGAATGGGGTGGTTGTGTATATATAAGAATTATGTCTGCTAAAGAACGTTCTGAGATGGAAGATTTATTTATGAAGATTAACGAATCTA